AAGACGTTCTTGTTCTTCTTTAGGTATTTCAACTTTAGCAGTACCGGATAATAACTCAGTCAATGTATCTCTCTCAGCTTCAACAGCTTTAAGATTTTGTCGACTTTTGGTATAGCCTGACTGTGTATTTCGACGTCTATGCTCTAGCCCAACAGCATAAAGCGTATCAGCATCAACTGTATCTTTGATATCATCTGGTAAAGTTACCTTTCCAGTTTCTTAGATGTTGCCATCACCGCTTTAACTTTCTGTTCTAAGCTATCAGCATTGGGTTTTTGCTGAGTAGCAGAATTATCTGGAGTACTCATTATATATCCTTAATTTTGTATTACTATATATTATATCTAATTTATTATTAAACGAAGATTAAACTAGGTTAAAGTTAAACCTTAGTTTAAATAGCAAAACCATCAATCCTATCAGACTGATAGTCATCATATTGAACCTTTAAACTTTTAGGTTTACTTTGTTTAACACTATAGAAGTTAAGACCTTGTGCCATATACCTAAGTGCCGCTGCATAATTTGAATGTATATCATGGACATCTGTTGACATATAAGCACCTATAGATTTATCATATTTCTTACGGTAGTTTTGTAAAGCTAGTAAAGTATCCAAACAAGTATCACTAAATACTGAAGCATCTATTAGCTGTCTAGCAGCATTAATAGAATCAGAGAAGCTAAGTTTTTCTAGTACCTGGATATTAGTCCATCCATCTAATTGCATAGTCTCTAACCTAGTTCTACCTGTACTATAATCTCTTACAGCTATATCATGAGGCATAAACATAGCATCATAGTTACCTGCATAAGGCATCTTCTTAAGTATCTCAGAGTAAAATAAAATACCTTCGCCTGAGTTATGATATTCATCTATCTGATAAGGTACACCTAATATAAGCTGGAAGAATAGTATAACAGTCTCATCATTTATCCCAAGGTCAAAGGCAACATAGACCTTATAGTCTGGATTATAAGAAGCCTTAGTAATCCTTCCTGATTTCATTAACTTGCTATATTGGTTTTTAAAATACATACCTTCTATACTAGTAGCAAACGCTTTGTCTGGAGTTGCAGGGTATTCTTGGTCAAAGTCTTCTCCAAGCTCGTCCATCTTAGCAGCTAACCAGTATATCTGAGATTCTGTAAACTCTATATCTAATTCTTTTTGCATCTCTCTTACATACTTAGCAACTTCTATACTCACAGGGAAGGGGTGAAATAGTTGACAGTCTGGGTCTTCAATCCAACTAAGGAATATAGGCTCAAAATCTAGTGGTGTTAGCCCTTGTGTTGATGCTGCACGAGTAACTGCTTTTTGCCACATCTCATAGAATAGTCCAGTCTTACCCTCAGCTGTAGATTCTATTGTAATTTTGTTATTTACTGATACTGCTTGAAAGGCACCAGTCTTAAGCTCTTTTGCTTTCTCTGGATACTTCTTAGCTATCTTACCAAGCTCAGACACGTGTAGACCTTGAAGTGTATCACCACGGAAGTTACCTATTTTAAGAATACTACCATTACTGAATGTCATACCCTTAGCATTGTTAGACACGAGGGTTAAACCTAACATATCCTTAATCTCTTGGTCCATCTCATTCCACATAAGCTCAGCACGTTTACTTAGTTTATCAGCCTCATCTTGACCATATGATTGGATACCTGCTTGAAACCCTGGCTTTGTTATACAGTCATCCAAATAGTAAGCTAAGAATAATGTTGATATACCTTGCTGGCGTGATTTAAGAATTATCTTACGATTGTGTTTATATTTCTTAAGTACCTTAAGCTGTGAGGCATTCAGGTGCATCTTACCCTTGTTACCATCCTTATCCTGTATGGTATAGAGGTTATCTATTCTCCAAAGCTTGCTAGAGAATTTAGTCTCAAGGAAATCTTGCTGCTCCTCTGTAAGCTGTAGTTCTTGCTCATTATAGGCCTTGCTAAGCTTCTCACGAGCTTTACGCTCTTTAAGGCTCTCATCCTCTATATTACCATTGTTAGCAGTCATCTTTATACCTCTCAGTTAGATTCTGTACCATAATATTTATAGTCTGTCCCTGGCCACTATTATCCTTCTGGAGACTCTTATCTATACTATCCACGATTGCTACCATATCCTTAAACTCTTTAACCTCAGCAAACTTCATATCATTATCCATAAACCTAATAGCTTCTTTCATAGCTTTCTCTTTAAAGGTAGTTATCTGCTCTTTAATATCTACAACTATAACAGGTGGGATATCTATGGTAGGCGTGTCAGGAGTCGTTTGGACCGTGAGGTTATTATCTGTGATTACTGGAACCTTCTCTTGTATAGGCTCTGTGATTATATCTGTAATAGCATCTGAAACCTTCTCTTGTATACCATCACGCTTATTCCATAGGGTATATCCCTTAAGTTCTTTACGCGTTGTTTTATGCTTTAGGCATAGGTCATCTATATTAATATCTGTTGTCTCATACTCTATTTGTAGAGAGGCGAGGAGTAACTTATTCATGTTGGTCCTTTTTATCATTATATCCTAAATTATATTAGTTTAAGTTTAGTTAGGTTAGTTGTTAAATTGGTTGGGATTCTCTTCAATTTAGCTGGATTGTGATGGAGATTGAAAATTGGTTGGGATTCTCTTCAATTTAGCTGGATTGTGATGGAGATTGAAAATTGGTTGGGATTCTCTGGGCTCTCGGTAGATTGTCTTGACGCCCAGGGCTGGCACCCTACCCGTCCATTCCAAACCAATACTAACCATATATAACTTATTCTTTTCCGTTCTTCTACGTTCTAATAAAGAATTCCAAGATTCTTTCAGAATTTAAGCAAGAACTAATGTTACTTAGTGTATTTACGCGCGTTTCATTTAATACGCACGACGCACGCGAATACCATAATATATATTAATAAGACATTAGTCCGATCAATTAGTATAATAATTTAAGAAATATTTAAGTTCTTTTTAATCTAACTTTAATGTTACGTAGTATATAATAATACATATAAAGAGTGGCAGACGATAAGATTTAAGACGAAGATTCTTTTTGAGTCTAATCTTAAACTAATGTTACTCTTGGTATAATATAGAATATAAAGGATAAGAGATGAAAACTATGAGAATTGAATTTAATGAGAACACTGTTGATTTACACGAAGTGGCAGAGATACTAAAAGGTGTAAAACATATTAATGAGTATAATGTATATCTAATTAAAGATACTCAATGGCTATTAGAAGCTGAACGAGCTTTGTGGGTGAACGATATCATAGACTATACAGTTAAAACTATAGTTATATAATACTTAGAGCTATTCACAAGAATGGTTCTATAGTGTTATAAACGTTTAATTTGAAACAAATATAACCTAAATAAAACATAGGAGTCAATTATGACTAAGACACAAACATGGACAGAAAGAAATTAACACAAGCACTAGAGGAACTATTAGCTCCTAAGACTTCATCGAGTACGAACCCACCTAAAGAAATTGATGGGGTTATGAACTATTATTGTAGATTCCACCAAGCTTATGAACCTGAAAGTAATATGGTTATGAGTGGTGGGAAGTCTAAGGGATATTGTAGAGCCTCTATATCTAAGTGGAATAAGATGAACTCTTCTATTAAGAAACTAAACGACCAAGCGGTATGTGCTATGAGCGAAGGCCAAATGGAAGACGCTCAGAGATGTGCTAAAGAGTCAGAAGCTCTTAAAGCTAAATTGAATGCTCCTACAAGCTATGATATTGTAGCAGATTGGGACAGCTTTAATAACGTTGAAGAACCTACAGAGTCTTAAGAACTTTGTGTTAGTGCTCACTTAGGTGGGTACTATAGACAATTTGTCTGAGGAGTATATTATGTATTATGATGTAACTATAACTAAGGGAATTGTTGAGATTGTTGTGCCAAGCGCATTCGTTGTTTATATGTTAATGAGAGGGTGGAAGTTATGCTTAAGATAGTGATAAAGACTACTACAATAGTGCTAGAAGCTAATGTAATGGCTTGTACGAGGTTAATAGCTAATAGAGTCTATAAGATCGTGATTGAGATAGATGGAACTACTAGGGACTTTACAACTAAATGTAATAGAGTGGCTAAGCTAGATAATGAACTATTTATTATGTTTGATATAATTAGAAGAGATTCTCTAGAAGCTATGGATTGCCCTAACTAAATGATTTAATCTATATAATCTTAATACTCTGGTAATCTAATAAATCTGATATAGTACAACCCACTGATTTGTTATAATATAATGTATTTGACCTAGATTGTGGTATTATTAGATTAATCCGAATAATCTAAGAAATTTCTCAAATTCTTGACGAGGTTTAATTAAACTTTAATACTTGTATTATAGGTTCTACAATCTATTTAACTTGCTTAATCTATACAATCTGATTAAGCTTAATAAATTAGAATAAATAATATAAATCTAATAATGATTTAATAATTAATATGATATAATAATTTTATAAACGATAAGAAGGATTACAAGATGTTATTGACAGTTGACGCACTACAAGAAATATTCACAAAGGAGGTTTTAGAAGCTTCCACCTATTCTACAAGGAAGGGTAACTATATCAGGCTTATAAATACAAAGCCCGAAGATGCTACTATACCTGCTTTATATCCTAATATATCTACATATAGATTACACCTTAATAAGTTTGATAATGTTAAGGCATTACGCATAGATTATATAAAAGGTACTAGCACAGATACAGGTAACAAAAAGACAGACTTAGATATTTAATAAGTATATAACCCTCAAGGGGAAGAAACTTCACAGAGACCCTCAGACAGGTAAGAAGCTCTTGGATAATAACCCAAACTACTCTATAGGTAAGTGGAATACAAAGGACGCTACCACACTCCAGGACCTTCCATCAGCTCCTCTCTTATTGCACACGGGGAAGAGTAATATTATAGCTTTAGACTTTGACTCACAACTATTTAACCAAGCGTTAGAGATTAATAATAGCTTACACCAAGATGAGCAATGTGAATATATAAGCAAGAGCATAGGTAAGGATGGTGGGCATTTAATATATGAGTACAGTGACAATAAGCTTACAGAGTTTATAGGGAATGCTAAC